ATGATTGGGACAATAGATTCATTCACAAGGTCAGTCACATTGATCCAGCCAAGAGAATCACAGTCTTGAGATATGAGTTCGCTGGAGAGCATCACATTGATCAAATGAAAGAAAAGCTCACAGCAGCGAATGAGTATTATAGTCAGTATATTAACCAGTTAAATAATAAGTAATGGAACATAAGTTAAAAGGAAAGCTCATCCTAAAATCTGAGCCAAGACAAATCTCTGATAAATTCAGAGTAATGGATTTCGTGATTCAGACTCCAGATGAGAAATATCCTCAGTCAATCCAATTCCAAGTGATGAATGATCGCATCCAAGAGATGGATAAGTTCACAATTGGTGAAGAGGTTGAGGTCACATTCGATCACAGAGGAAGAGAGTACAATGGTAAGTATTACAATACCTTGAATGCTTACAAGATTGAATCAAGTATATTCTGATGAAAGATATAACTATTTGGATTTTAACACTATTCCTGTTGGTTGCAGGGATAGTGTTATTCTATTATGGTCTATACTTTTTTTTCGGGACCATTGGAGTCATAACATTCGTAGCTGTTGCAATCACCTGGATCATATACTTAAAAGTTAAGAAATGAAAACCATTACAATCTATCTCAACAATCCAGATGACAACATCAAGCTGTGGATGATCAGAGAGACAAAGTCACGAATCAGCAACCGATACAAGCAGATTCACATTGCTGAAGATATCGGAGTCAACACAACTCAGCTCTGGAGATTCATGAATGAGTCAAAGGTCTCTGAGGACTTTTACATCAAATGGTTTAAATGGTATTCTAAAAATCAATAACTTAGCAATGTGGAATTTTGGAAGAAAGAAGCCTATCTCATTGCCAGTAAGATCACTGGAGGGAATCCAATATCTTCAGACTTGGTCAGCCACGTCTATCTATTGGTGCATGAGCTTAGCATCAGACAAGAGGACCTTCCAAGAGTCTTTGCCAGATACGCTTACAACCAGTATAACTGGAGAGATTCCACATTCAATAAGTTATTCAAGACATACGATGACCTTCCAGATATGGACTCAAGGCAATCAGATGATGAGAGCTACCAAGTCACAAAAGCACAGGAGCTCTTGGATGACTATCTTCATCAGAGTCCTGAAGATGATCAGAAGATGTTCACAAAGGAGATTACAAAGATGCATCTGATGGGGATGACATACAGAGAGATAAGGACCTTAACAGGAATAAGTCTTGATACAATTCACTTAGCAATAAAGCAATTCAAATATGATTTATCTGATTATAATACTTTTACCAATAGGATTTGCGAGAGCTCTCCAGAGCTTCAATCTTCCTGATATGAAACCATTCAGCTGTCAGAGCTGTCTATCCTTCTGGATAGCAGTCATTGCTGCATCATTCTTTGATTGGCATCTGATTGGCTTGGCATTCATCACCTATCTATTATCTGACTTAATACTGATCTATGAAAGTAAGTGATGAACTATTGCAACAGGTTGACAGATTCTCAAAGACAAGATCTTTCTCCCTCAATGCTCCCTTAAAAAGAGAGCTTGGTGATTGGCACAAAGCTGCTGGTCATGGCAAGCTAAACATTGGATGTGCAACTTGCATCCGTAATGGAATGAGCAAGCTCTTGACATCAGTCAATGAAGGTGAGCAACTCAAGCCAAAGATTCACTTTATCGGAATTAAACAATGATAGTCACAGCTCCAATACCAGTATATGGCAGATTTCCTCTTGTCAGATTAACTATCTCAAGACTTAAGAGACAAGGTGTCACTCCGATTATTTTAGGTCATGAGAGAGAGGCAATGGATATTGCCAAGCAAATGGATGTTGAATTCATCTCCATTGACAATGATCCTCTTGGCTACAAATGGAACAAAGGCTTCCAAGCATCAAAGAATTACAATGCTGATGCTGTCATCTTCATGGGCTCATCTGATTGGTGCAGTGACCAATACATTGAGAGATGCAAGGAACACAGCAACAACTTTGGAATGATTGGGATGCTTGGCTGTCACTTTGCTGATGTATCTGACCACATAAGACTGGTCCATTGGAAAGGATACAAGGATCACATGAGACACAATGAGCCAATCGGCATTGGTCGTTTTCTTAATAGAGAATTCCTGGAGGCTATCAACTGGACTCCATTCAATGGTCAACTCAACTCTGGTCTTGATTGGTCCATGTGGCTCAAGGCTATGAAATCAAATCAAGAGATAGGAATCCTGGAATCTGATAGCTCAGTTCAACTGCTATCCATCTCCACAAACAAATGGAATAATAAACACAAATTCACTGACCATTGGACTGGATCTCTTAAGTCAGAGAGATGTGATGTCTCAATGCTGGATAAAGAGTTTAACGAATTAAAACAATTGCTATGACACCAAAAGAAGCGAGAGAATATTTAAAGCAATATTTAGATACTCATGACAATGAATTTCCAGTTATTGACCAATTAGCTTTTAGATTACAGACTCCATTAATAATTTCGGAGATAACATTTGTAGGCTTATTGTGTATTGCTTATGATTTAAGACCTAACGAAATAAACCAATTATAATGCAAGCACATATCTCAGAATCACTTGCTGGACTTGACAAAGGACTCATTGAGAAGTTCAACTTAACACCATATGAATCACCAATCATTGATACTCTCTTCATGGGCATGTATAGACAGGAGGACCTTGAGACATTGGCAACACATCTGGGAGCCAGCACAATTGTTTGGTTTGGATCAGATGCCAAGGATCTGCCAGATGAATGTGTCAAGTTCATGCAAGACTCTGTCAACATAGCTGTGAGTCAACAAGTGCTGGAGACTCTTGCATCCAAAGGTATTCAGGCAGTATGGTGTCCAATCAATGCAGTCATTCCTCATCAATGGCCTTGTATCTCAAATGGTGACAAGATATTCTGGTATTCTGGCAATGCTCCAGAGTATTATGGTGAGCAACTTATCAACGAAATAAGAGAAAGAATCAACATCCCAATCATCAGAGCTGGTCATGATACATTCACAAAGTCAGAGCTCTATGACGTTTACTCTCATTGCTTTCTCAATCTCAGACTAACTCCTCATGATGGCTGTCCAAACACCAACATTGAGATGGGTCTCATGGGGAGGAGGTCAATTTATAATGGTGATCTTCCAGCATCAATTCCTTGGCAATCAGTGGATGATATCTGTCAGTCAATCATGAGAGAGTATTCAACTCGGCATGCTGAGAATTCGTATATTAGTAAAATTTATCATAACTTTGTTAACTATGAAAGAATGTCAACGCTGTTTATTTGATGAGACCATTGCAACAATTGGTCCTGAACAATGCGAATACTGTGACCTACATGATGACCTTGAGAGACAAGCCAATCCTCATGAGCTTAAGCATCTCATCAGAGAGATAAAAGCAAAAGGTCAAGACAAGACCTATGACTGCATCATGGGAATCTCTGGAGGAATTGACTCATCAACTCTACTTTACACAGCTGTCAAGTATTGGAATCTCAAGCCATTGGTCATTCATTTTGACAATCACTGGAATGCTCCAGAGGCTGTTCACAACATGAGCCAATTGGTGAAGATTCTCGGAGTTGACTCAATCACATACACTGTGAATAAGGAGGAATACGATAGACTCAATGACGCATTCCTTTGGGCCGGGACTCCAGATGCTGATATTCCAAATGACATAGCAATGACTAAGCTGATGTATGATACTGCATTCAAGTACAACATCAAGTATATTCTAAATGGTCATGATTTCAGAACTGAAGGCTCAACACCAAAAGGATGGACCTATATGGATGCCAAGTACATTCAATCAGTTTACAACAAATACTCTGGACTCAGACTCCAGAACTATCCTCTCTTCACTTTCAAGGACCAGCTATTCTATGCTGCAATGGGTATCAAGAATGTGAGACCATTCCATTATGGATTTGACAGAGATACAATGGAGGCTGAAATGAAGAGACTCATCAACTGGCAAGATTATGGTGGCAAGCATTGTGAGAATGTTTACACTGAATTTGTTGGCTCATTCCTATTGCCAGAGAAGTTCGACATTGATAAGCGTATTGTTTATCTTGCAGCTCAAGTGAGAAGTGGCAAGCTAACCAAAGAGCAAGCCATGGAGCAGTTCAACATCAAGTCAGAGTTTGACATCACAAAACTTGGCTCAAGTGCAGAAAGGATGCTGAGACTTGTGAACATCAGAAAGAGAGATAGGTCAGAATTTGAGAGATATGACTTTAAAAAGTACAGAGCTCTCCTGTGGATTCTAACCAAGATGAAAGTACTACCATACACATTCTATGTTAAGTATTGTAAATAACCGAACAATAATATATAATAAGAACAATGGCATATTCCGATGAGTTTATAATACATCTGGAGGAACTTGCTCATATCTATATTGAGGAGTGTCTTAACCACAAGAAAGAAATGATATCTAATAAAGGAGATATCGTAATGGTATTGGATAGACATATTCCAACAATAGACTATTTCCTAAGAATCTGGATTCCTATTGTGAGAAAGGATAAGACTATTCATAGAGATACTTACTATGCTTGGTTGAATTCTGATAATAAACTAAAGTCCGACACTATTAAAAAAATAGATGACCTATTCAAAGGCTTAGCCATTGACATTGTTGGCAATGAAGGCAAAGGAATCTTCTATGCTAAGAACAGACTTGGCATGCATGACAGACAACAGCTGGAGACTAAGAATGTAGAGAAGTTTGACTTTGAATGAGGTATCTGGGTACTTACCATTTGAACAGTTGCCAGATCATTTTAATAGGCCAGCTATGGTTAATGGATTAGTGAGTCACTGGTCGCCCACACTTAGCTGGCTTTTTCATTATCTTTGTATCAGATGAGTACAGTCAAAGGGTACAAGCCACATGACAAACAGAGAGAGATTCATGATGCCATCAACCATGGCCATGAGAAGTATTATGCTCTCAACATTGGTAGGCAGTTTGGCAAGACTTTGCTTGGCATCAACCAATTGTTGTGGTGGGCCATCAATGATAAAGGTTGTCGCATAGCTTGGGTTACTCCAGTATACAAGCAAGGTAAGAAAGTCTTTGCTGATCTTGAGAGAGCAGTTGCCAAGAGTGGACTCTTCACTTTCAATAGATCAGATCTGATGGTCAATGGGTTTGGCTCAACCATTGAATTCTTTTCTGGTGAGAGACCAGACAACATCAGAGGAAATACCTTTGATTACATGGTTGTGGATGAGATGGCCTTCACAAGACCAGAGCTGTGGGACGAGGTATTGAGTGCAACAGTCTTGGTAAAAGGAAAGAAGGTTATATTTATATCAACACCAAAGGGCAAGAATCATTTCCATAGATTATGCATGCAGCCTAACTATGATGATAGATATGCTTACTTTCATTTCTCATCTTATGACAATCCCATGATTGACCCAAGAGAATTGGATGAGAGGAAGAGGTCATTGCCTGACCATGTATTCAGACAGGAGTACTTAGCAGAGTTCATTGACAATGCCAGTGGTATATTCAAGAATGTTCATGAGTGCATTGGCACAGGAGCCAAGACTCAGAAGATGTTCGCTGGTCTTGACATTGGTCGAGCTGATGACTACACTGTGCTCACTATCATCAACCAAGATGGACAGATGGTCACAGCTCACAGATGGAGGCATGATGAATGGACCAGGATCATTGACAAGGTAGCTGAGTTGATTAAGCAATACAATGCTGTGACATTGGTTGAGGTCAACAATCAAGGTGATGTGTTCTTTGAGATGCTCCAGTCAAGATGTCGGAACTTGATTCATCCATTTGTGACAAGCTCCAAAACAAAGCCAATTATCATTGAGGACTTGGCTGTTGCATTTGAACAGAAGGCTATCACAATAATCAATGAGCAATGGTTGTTGGATGAGCTTGATAATTTTTCCTATATTTACAATCCGAATACCAGGAACGTGAGTTATTCTGCACCAGCTGGATTGCATGATGATGGAGTCATCTCAACTGCATTGGCTTGGAACAGCAGAAAGGAATTCACGAATAAAGGAAGATACATGGCTTTGAGAGTATGATGAAACAACTTGACATAAAACTACCAACAAGCATAAGTGCATGCACACCAGACCAGATGACCAGATGGCTCATGATGGCTGAGGCAATGAAGGCACATAAGGAGGATGACATCACACAGCTGTTGATCTTCCAATGTCAATTGCTGAGTCTATTCAGTGGTGAGTCAATCAACAAGATAAAGAGAGCAGATATACAATCCATCCAAGTGGCAGCCAACCACATGCTGCAACTATTGGTGACTTATAAGTATCAAGAGCCTAAGCCAGAGATCAGTATCAATGGCAAGACATATTGCTTTGAGAAAAACTTTGCTCATGTGTCAACTGGTCAGATCATTGACCTGAAGCTTATTGAGGACATCAGCCAGGATCCATGTCAAGCATTGGCAATCATGTATGTTGAGAAAGGGATGGAGTATTGCCAAGAGGATGACAGAGGAAGAGTGCTCAATCCTAATGACAACAGATACAAGGAATTCAAGGAAAACTTTCCTGGTGATGAGTTCTTAAATTTCTTCAGTTTTTTTTTGGACTTATCTCACAAGCGGAAGCTCGCTATATTAGGGATACAGATGGCGAGACAGAGGATGGAAATGATGATGATGGAACAGGACTTAAAGATTCAGAGTGGTTTAGTTGGACAACTATCTTACATAGACTATCCAAAGAAATGGGAGTCAGTGTGGCGAAAATTACACAACAGCCTTATGTGACAACATTGTTCTGGATGAACTATTTTAGGATAGTGGATGAGAACGAACAAAAACGCATATTAAGCA